TCTTGATGTACACCCACACGACCTGCCCCACCTTGACGTATTGGCCAGACAGCGTCCCGTTGCCAATCGCCGGCGCCGTGCCGGCGCTTGTCCACGTTGGCGTGTAGGTGCCTTCCTCGTAGTCATCGAGCGTATTGGCGTTGCTACTGGCGTTCTGCGTGGCCGGGAACGCAATCTGCCCAGCCGTCAACGTCGCGATGGCGGCGGTGTTCGTGTTGACTTGATCGATCAGCGCGTTCTGCGCCGCCGCGGTCGCGGTGGTCCCAGCGGTGACATGTGCGATGGACATTTAGGCATAACTCCACTTCGCGGTATCCCACGCGCCCACGGTGGCATCGTCCCACACCATCAGCGCCGCCGGCCCGCGTGGCGCCAGGACGTAGTGCACGCGCGCGATCGGCCCGGGTGTGATCTCCCACGCGATCCCCTGAATCACGGCCGCCAGCGCGGACACGCCCGTCATCGTCTCCGTGATCGTGATGACGTCGCCGATCTCGCCAGACATGGCCTGCGTCATCAGCGCCGACGACCGCTGCGGGTTGAACGACACGGACCGGCTCTGACCCGCCAGCGCGTTGTACTGCGCCTCGAGGTAGTCGGCCAGCGCCTGGGCCACGGCCCCGTCCGTCTGGTACGGCAGGTCGATCTCCAACAGCCGATCGCCATACGCCTGCGTCGATACGGCCTCATAGCTCACTGGCGACGTGTCATAGATCCCGGCACCGCGCTGTTGCAGCTTGGTGATGTACCCGCTCGTCGTGCCCGTGTTCGTGATCACAAATTGCACCGAGGCGGCGTACGCCGTCGCCGTCACACTCAGACTGCTCGTGAGGGTCGTCCCGCTGCCGTCCGCGGCCGTGTTCGCGGTGTAATCGGTCGTGGCCACCGGCGTCACCGTGCTGGTGCCGCCGATCAATTTCAGGCTGTTCGTCGGGTCTTTGTAGTCACCCCACACCGTCAACGTGGCGCCGGCGCCGATCGCCAGCGGATTCGTCAGCCCGTAGAGCACCGTGGTGGCCGCCGCGTCGACATACCGCGGATGCGTGGTCACCCGAACGTGGTTGTAGACCTGCGACAGGTCGGAGGGCAGCTCGAGGTCGTCGAGCGTGTCGTCGGCAAAGGCAAAGCTGGCGCTGGTCGTGCTGCGCCGCTGCCGGTTCTCAACGTGGAACGTCCCATCCGCGAGCGGGTAGGCATAGGCCTGCGCGGAGCGGATCACATCCGCGATCAGGGCGAGCGCCTTCGTCCCGCTGTTCGCGTTGTCGAGGGCATACGGGTAGGTATCCAGACTGGTGTCGTACGAGGTCGCCGGCGGCTGCGCCGTGCTCGGCAGTGCCGCGAGCACCGCGGCCACGAGCGCGTTCTCGGTCTGGGCGACCTGTGGTGCAACGCTCCGCGCATCCGCCTCGGCCAGGTCGCCCATGCAGTCGTACGCGGTGCAGGCGACCCGCCGTTCTCGGTAGAGACCAGGAATCGGCGCCACCGCCCGCAGCTTGCCGCGCCACAGCGTATACGTGCCGCTCCCGCAGACGCCCACCAGCCGGATGGGGATGCCGAACGTCCACCCACTGCGGACCCGTGACGCATTCAGGGAATACCACCCCTGCGTACGTCCGCTGTTCTGCGCGTCGTTCCGCATCGCCCAGGTGAGCGTGCCGGTGGACGCGACACGGTCCATGGGATCGCCACCCGTGATGCCACGCCGCGCCGTGATCGGTTCGGCGGCGGACACGTCGTCCGACAGGTCTGTCCACACGCCGGCCGTGAGTTGCGCCTCGATGCGAAACGCCGCCCGCACGAAATAACTCATCGCGCCAGCACCACCGCGTCACGCACCGCCAGTCCGATCGCCGTCGGCAAGCCGCGCCGCTGCTGCGCCAGTTCCGCGCGCAGTGCCTGCAGCTCCGTCTGGAGCGCCGAGACGTCGATGGACGGGCCGCCGTCGCCCGTGCCGAACCGGTGTCCGCCGCCAGAAAAGGCAAAGTCTTCCGGCCCGGCTTCACCGGCGAGAAACAATGTCGGCCCCGTCACGCGGCCCCGGCCCCCCTCGGCCATCGGCACGATATCGGCGGTCATGCCGCCCATGTCGGGCCGACCCGGCAACGGGTCGACATTCCAGGACACATGCCCCTCCACCTCGGGGTTGGGGATGTTCTCGATGGCGACCCCGAGCCCGCGCGCGATCGCGTCAGTGAGGCGTTGCACGGAGCCGATCAGGGCGTTGAAGCCTTCCGACATCGTCATCGAGAAATGGACGCCCGCCGCCTCGAGGTCCGTGATGATGTTGCCGTTCTCGTCGGTCAGTGTGCCCATCTCCACCATGCGCTGCAGCATCGGCGCCATCGCAGCCGGCACCTCCGTGCCCGTGCGCAGGGAGTCCGCCACGAACGCGTTGATCGACTCGCCCATCCGCCCGAGCACCGTGTCGATGTCGATGCCCGCCGCCGTCAGCACTTTGAAGTCTTGGTAGAGCCCCTGCGCCTGCTTATCCAGCTCTTGGCGCTGCATCGCCGGTCCCAGTTCCTCGATCGAGAACCCGTAGCGCTTCACGGCTTCATCGAGGGTCTTCATCGCGTCGTCCTGGAACTGGAACGCCGCGTTCAGGTCGTCGATGGCGCGCTTGTAGGCCTCGGGCGTGCGCGCGTCGAGCAGGGCGTTCAACGTGACGCCCGCGCCGGCCGCCTTCTCGTTCAAGGTGGCCAATCCACCCGCCGCGTCGACAAACGCCTGGCGCACGGGATTCACCTGCTTCTCGGTGCTGGAGAACAGCCCGGCGATCTTCCCGGTGAGTGTGCTGAGCAGGGGCCCCGCCATCGCGCCGATCGCCGAGCCAATCCCGGGGAGCGCGAGGCCGAACGCGGACCCGAACATGCGGGCCATCTTGTTGCCCAGGCCATTGAGGGCGCCACCGGCCTCGAACAGTGTGCCGCCGAGGCCGCTGCCCAACTGGGAGGCGAGCGCCTTCCCGGCACCCGCGAAGCCACCGCCGCCGGTGAACGCCTGCTGCAGCGTCTGCGGCAGCTTGGCCACCACGCCGGTGAGGATGCCGCTGAATGACCGCGAGGCCATCTCATTCAACGTGGCCAGTGCGCCCTTGGCCTGCTCGACGTCCAACTGCACACCGACCGCGACCACGCCGCCCGCAGTGCTCATCTCGACCGACGCCGCTTTCTTCTGCGCGTCGATCAGTTCCTGCACGCGCTTCACTTCGCTGTCGACGGCGCCTGCGCCGAAGTCGCCCGCGCTGCCACGGTTGTAGAGTCCCGTCGCGGCGCTCGCATGGATCGCGTCGATCTTCTCGCGCAGGCGGTCCAGCTCGTCGGCCTGCGTGCGCGCGCCCTTGGCGCCATCTTCCGACGCTTTGCCCAGCCCGAGCAGGGCCGGTGTCGCCTTCAGCGCAGACGATTCCACCTTGGTCGTGTTGTCCCACAGGTGGGCCATGTAGTCGCCGCTGGCCTTGGACGACTCCTTGAGCCACGTCGCCATCTCGGCAAACTTGCCGCCGATGCCGGGAATCTTGGAGCCGAGCTCGGCCAGCTTCGCCAGCAGGCCCGACAGCACTTCCCAGAACCCCGCCAGCAAGGTCATCACAACCTTGATGGACGTGCCGAGCACGGGCTGCAGGATGTCGCGCCCCACCCACGCCAACATGTTGCCCAACGCCGAGAGCGCGGGCAGGAGCGGGCCGACCACCGTGGCCACGATGCCCATCAACTGTTTCCCGAGCAGCATCAACTGGTCGCCGAAGTCGTCGGCGGCTTTCACCGTCTGCTCGTCGATGATCAGGCCGAGGTCTTCGGCGTGTTGCGCGGCTTCGGTCAGGTGGCCATCGAACGCGGCCAGCAGCTCGGCGCCGCCCTTGCCGAACACCTGCATGGCAGCCCAGGCCTTCTCGGTCGGATTCTGGATGCCGCCCACCGCATCGGCGACAGCGAGGAACTGCTTCTCGGGCGCCATCTGCTTGAGGCTCGACACGGACAGCCCCAGCTTCTCCAGCGCACCCACCGTCGACTTGTCCCCGTCGATCAGGCTTTTCGCCAGCTTCACGGTGGCAGTCGACACCTTGTCGAGGCCGACCCCGGATTGTTCCGTCGCGGCGCCCAACCGCTGGAGTCCGGTCGTGCTGATCCCCGTCTTCGCGGACAGGTCGGTGAGGTCCCCGGCGAGGTCGATCACCTGCATCCCGAAGTCGATCACCCTCGTGACCGCAAAGGCACCCGCCAGCGCCGCCCCGGCCTTCGCCGCAAACCCCGTGATGGAGTCCAGCTTCTTGTTGCTCTCGTCGACGGCTTTGACCAGTGAGGCCTGGTTGGCCGCGATATCGACAATGAGTGACGCGATGGTCACAGGCTGCGCGCTCCAATCGCGGCGGTATTCTGCTCAATCTTTCGACCCGCCGCACGACAGCGGTCGAGGAATGGCCCCTTCTGGCTGTCGGCCGCCGGAATCATGAACGGTTCAGCCGTGGCCGTCCGCGTTCCAAACTCGACAAAGTGCGCGTAGCGGTCCGGCCGAATCAGCCGGTTCTGGCCACCCTGCGCGCGGTAGGTGCCTTTGATGGTCTGCCGTTTGCGCGTCTGGATGTTGTAGTAGGTCGTGCGGCCCGCACTCACGCCCACCTTGGCGCGGCCGTTGGTCTTCGTGACCTTCCACGCGATGGCGTGATAGAGGCTTCGGGTGCGGATCGAGGGCGACCGCGCGATGTGGTCCTGGGCGGCGCGCGCCAGCTCGCGGGCCGTCAGTTCCGTGGCCGCCAGCATGGCCTCACGCGTCACCTCCGGCAGTGCCTGGAACGCACGCTTCGCCTCACGCAGTCCCTGGATCTTGCCTGCGAGTCCGGCGTGTCCTGCATAGGTGGCCATCAGTCGTCGTCCTCATCCTCGCGGCCCGAGACGATCACGGTGCCGTCGCCGGATTCCGCCAGATGCCGCTGGTGCTCGGCTTCGTCGTGGCGCACACGGGACAGCGCATACCAAGCTGAGAGCTCCGCGGACGAGATGCGCGCCAGCAACTCGTCCACGGTCATACCTCCGAGCCGCTCGGTCAGTTCGTAGACGAACCGCTCCCAGCCTCCAGCTCGGAACCTTTTCCCAGGTCGTCGAGGTCCTGATCGCTCACGCCCGACAGACGCTGCGCGACTTCAAAGATCCGGTTGAGGCAATCGACGCGGATGGTGCCGAGCGCGTCGGCATCCGCATCGGTGAACGTGCGCACGCCGGCCTCATCACAGATCGTCCGCGCGGCCAGCCTCGCGCGGACATTGTCGAGGTTGTAGTCACGGCGCTTACCCTTGCCGACCACCAGCGAGCGCTCCCACGTATCGCGCTCGACCCCCGACATGCCGCGCACGTAGACGTGCCCGCCCATCTCGGGCAGTTCGACGCGCTCGACCGGCAGCTTGCCCGCCGCGGCGGTGAACGCATCCTTGGACAGGAAGCCCGTCGCCATTACGACGTCGCCACGCTGTAGGTGCCGGCCGGCTCGAACGTGACATCCACCATGTGGGCATCGCCGCGCGCCCCGTTGACGACCGGGAAATCGCTGATGATGACCGGCACGGTCCAGGCCGGGTTCGTCGCCGCGGTGGCACCCGCGTCCGCCTTGACCACCACATTGAACGTGGTGCGGTTGACGAACAGCGACCAGAAGGTCGCGTACACCTTGCTCGAGGCGAAGTCCGCGTAGAACTTGGCCTTGATGGCGCTGATCTTCTGCGTGCCGGCCATCGAGTAGTCCTGTAGCTCGCCCATGGCGGCGGCGGGCTGCGCGTTCAGGCCGACCGTGAACTCGACGCTGGACACATGATCACTCAGGTCGACCGAATTGGCGACCAGGGACGCGTTGTAGAGGATATGTTTGGCCACTGCTTATGCTCCTGTCTTCGGAATTCGCACCATTGAACGCACCACCGGAGTGGCGCCGGGTCTCGGCGGCGGCGGCGCCAAGAGCGTCACGCCCGCCGTCGTGTCCGTGCCGACCAGTGCGCCCGGACCCGGCGCCGGCGGCGCGCTGGGCGGGTCACTCGCCGGGGCCTCGCCGACGCTGTCGCCGGGCTTCAGCGGCGGAACGGCCGGTCCGCTGACCGTCGCCGCGGGCGATCGGGGATCGTCATCGCCCGGGCCGAGCGCCGTCGGTGTCGGGGGCATCAGTTCCTCGTCTGCCATGTCTCGGTCTCCACCGTGCGATAGCCGCACACTTTGCAGCTCCAGTCCGCGATGCCGTTCGTGACGCCGAACGACACCCGCGCGTCGTCCGGATGGACGCACGGGCTCGGCGCCTCCTCGGTCGGCAGGCCCGCGCCCACCCAGACCTCCAGCGCCGTGGCGATGCGCTCAAGCGCGTCGGCGATGCGTCCCACCGGATCAGGCGTCATCAGTCGGTGCCGACAATGAGGATGTCGTAGGTGACCGACGTGCTGCCGGCGCTGTTCGTGATCGTCAGAATGTCGCCCGTGCCGGCCGTGACCGCCACGCCGACCGGGTCATAGAAGCAGTTCCAGGCGCCCGGCTGCAGCTTGAAGCCATCCGACGCCGCGAGGAACCACACCAGGCCGTTGCTCGACCCGCGGGCCACCTGCACGTCGTTCGTGTTCGCGCTCGACGCCTTGACGTAGAGCAGCTTGATCTTGGTGAAGGTCAGCGTGCTGCCGAACGCGTTGGCCAGCGACCCGGCCAGGTCGAGGTTTTCCGTCGCGGACGCCGTCAGCGTGCGCGTGTCCGCCCACTGCGCCGTCGCCTGGCCCGACCCGGTGCCGTTCGACAGCGTCGACAGCAGCGAGATCAAGATCGGGTCTTGCGCCGTCTGGATGTCCAGAGCCGACAGCGCCAGGCTGTCGATCTTCAGCGACACATTGCAGTGATCAAGGGTTCCAGACATGCCTCACTCCTCACAGATCGTGGACGTCACACAGCCACCGTTGCACCCCATGCACCAGCACCCGCTCGGGGCTGTCACCATCGGGCTCATCGAACACCTCTTCGGCCTCACACGTCAGCGAGCCCTGCACCAGCGCGTAGCCACGCACCGTGATGGCGGCCCGCTCGAGGACCCACGCCACGCGGCTCAGAATCGCGTGCACCTGGCTCGGTCCCTTGTGGTCGCTCCACACATCGAGCTGGAGGCTCACGCGCCCGCCCGCGGTCTGCATCGCGCCGCCATCGGTGCCGCGGCCGCGGCGGCCGAGCACCAGATAGGGCAACGTCGCGCGGCTGGCGGCCGGCACGTAGCCATAGATGCCGGTGACCAGCCCGGCGAGCGTGGCATCGGCGTCGAGCCGCGCCTTGACGCCATCGACCACGGCCTGCACCGGTGACCCGCTCACGCGGCCTCGCGACAGGGCATCCGCAGCCACACATGCCGCCCGTCGACATCGATCGGCGGCCCGACGATCTCCAGCGTCACATCGACGAGGCCGTGCTGCACCAGACGCGCACGGCCGCCGTCGAGGTCGGCCCGATACGACGGCCAGTAGCGCAGGGTGACGTCGTGCGAGATGCGCGGGTCAATCTGCCGCGCCCGCTCGAGGTCGCGCCCAGCCAGAGGCTGCACCTGCGCCGAGACCCGACTGCGCACCAACGACCACGTCTCGGTCACGCCGTCGTGGCCGTCAGACGTTTCCGTTCGGCGTTGAATGGTCACGCGGTCACGCAGGTCGCCGGCCGTCATGCGGAGCCCACGAGGGAGGACACGGTCCACGGGCTCACGAGCGCCTCGACCGCGCGCTCCTCGTCCATCGTCATCGCCCGACGCTCGTACAGTGCCAGGAGCGCCACCTTCATGGCCTGCCGGACGGGCATCGGCACGGTGTCCCGTGTCAGCCCGTGCCCGCAGACAAACCGCACGACGCCAGCCACCTGGCGCCGCGTCGACCGCGGCCACGACGCACTGGCGGTCAGCATCAGACGCCCAGGCGCCATCCGTGTGTCGACGACGTAGTTCGCACTACTCCACACAGACGCCACGTCGGACTCGTCATAGACCGTGACGGACGTCACCGACTGCAGCGGTCCATACGGCACGATCAGCGGTTCGCGCCGCACGGGGAAGCTGTCGATGGCGTAATCCCAGGTCTGGGTCAGACAGCGACGGCGCGTGCGCTCTTCCACGAGCACCCGCGCAGCCGTAATCAGGTCGGCAATTTCCCCGTCTTCGTCAGACAGATCCACGCGCAGGGTCCGCCGCGCCTCGTCGACCGTGAGAGGTTCAACGGTGGGCGCGGTGACCAGGGTGAGCCCAATCACGCGCGCCTCCGTCCGCGTGGCCGAACCGCCCGCTCCGGAGCCTCTGGCGTCACGGCCAGCTCGACCCCGCCGATCGACACCGGCACGGCGTAGCCTTTCGCGATGAACCGCGCGGCCGTGCCTTCATCGGTCTCGTACAGATCGCCGGGTTCACACGACTGCGTCGGGCTAACCAGCGCTGTGAGCAGACGAATCCGCATCGCGTTACGCCGTACCTTCCGCCGGAGCGACGGACAGTTCAGCGATCTGCGTGCCGGCGACCGAATTCCCGGACGCCCCCACCGGCTCGTTCTTCCCGTAGAGCACCGCCCAGATCGATTCGCAGGTCGTCGAGGCCCCGCGGGACACCGTGACCTGCAGATACCGCTCGCGCGGGTCGGCAATCTCGACGATCAGGTCTTCATCGGTTGTGCCGCTCGACACCTTAGACCCTGCCAGATCGGCCATGCCGGTCGTCTGGTTCGCGGTGTGCTGCTGCACGGTGATGAAGTTCGTGGCATTGGCGGTCGACAGCGAGGTGACAAACGCCACCCCGCGGTATCCCGCCGTGTCCACGATGTCGGACACCACGTCGGTCGTTCCCGCCGCCGTGTGGTCCTTGACCTTGATGAACTTCGCGTGACTCAGGAAATTGCGGCCCATGACGGATGCGTCTCCCGGTTACGCCAGCTTCAGGTGATACATCGCGGTGGCCAGCGCCAACTTGCCGTCCGTGCGCTTGAACTGACGGAACCCGACCTGGCCATTGGCGGCGTAGAGCTCCACCAAGCGCTGCATCGACATCTGGTTGCGATCGCCGATGTAGTAGTAGGAGAAGTCGCCGAACAGGATCGCCTTCTCACCCGTCGCGATGGCCGGCATGAATTCCGACACGTAGACCGGACGGCCGAGCAGGGTGTCCGGCTCCCCGTCACGGAGACCGGCCTGCCAGAGGTAGGTATTGTCGCCGCTCACGCCAGTCTTGAGCTTGCGCAGCGCCTTGACCGTCGAGTCCTTCATCAGCCAGGACGCGCGGCTGCGATACGCGCGGCCGATGGCGTAGTAGAGGTCGGTGACCTCGTCGACCGTGATCGCGTTGGTCGCGGACGCCGTCGTGCCCAGCGTGGAACCGCCGACGACACCCGTCGGCTGACCCGAGCCCGTGCCGACGACAAACGCTTCTTCCTCGAGCTTGCCGAGGCGGCGGCCGAACTCCGTGGCGAGGAACGAGTCCAGCGGGAACGCGCTGTCGTGCAGCAGCTCCTCGCTGACCTTGATGAGGGCGCTGGCCTTGTAGGCGCGCAGTTGCACTTCCGCGAAGGTCTCGTCGCTCGTGGAATACGCGGCCTCCTCGGCCTTCCACGACGCCGAGCCGTGTGCGCTGTTGACCGGGATCGACATGATCCCGCTCTGCGTCGTGAACACCTGGCCGAGTCGACGCATGACGTTCTCTTCGTCCAGCGCGGTGATGAGCGTGCGCCGGAACTCGTCGGGCACGAGGTAGCCACCCAGCGAGTCGGTGCCGACCGTGTGGTCGCGCACTTCTGGCGCGATGCTGCCCGTCCGCATCGAGGCCCAGAACGCGCTCCGGTAGGCGTCCGCCGGCGTGACAACGGCCGACTGGACCACCGGCGCCGACACACGCTGCGACTCGGGCACGAAGGCGCGTTCCTGCGCGTCGAGCTTTTCGCGGGCGTCGATGGTGGCCTTGAGGGCGTCGATGGTGGATTCGATCTTCTCGATCTGGGTGCGCTCGTCCACCGAGAGCGCACGCTGCTCGGCCTGAGCCTTGTCGAGAATCTGGCGCCAATCGTGAACGAGCTTGGCGCGCTGGTCGCGAAGTTCCTGAGCCATAGCTGAAAGACCCTATGCGCGCGTTTGGCGGGCCTTTCGCGCGGGCCTCTCAGTGGTTAGTGGCGCTCAGTGGCGCTTGTCGTCCGAGGGCGTGCCGCTACTCTGGCCGCCCCATCACGTAGTTGAACGCATCACACTTCGGGCATTTGATCTCCACCATGCCCGCACCACGCAACGTGGTGGCTTTACACAACAGCCGCGCGCAGCGTTGGCACCGCACGTCGCGCAACGCGTCGTCCTTCATCGCGTCGACGCGTCGATCAGTCGGCATCGCTCCCGCGCCAGTTCCATCTCGACCTGCCACGCCTCTGTCGCCCGCTGTGCCGCCGCGCGACTCCGCGCCGAGACGGTCGTCGACTCATAGGCGGGATACGTCACCGGCGAGACGTCGTAGAGCCGCGCCCGCGTGATCGTGCGGACCGGCATCGCGCCTTTGGGGTAATCCCAGTTTTCCTCATCAACCGCGAACGCAAACGACGACTGCGAAATGTCCCCCCGCTGGACGCTGACGAGCAGATCGCGCGCCCACTGGGTATCCGGCGGCGTGATCTCATACCGCAGACCGCGCGGGTCTTCGCGCAGGATCAAGGTGCCAGAGGTATTACGCCCCAAGACGTAGTTCGCATCATGGTTGAACAACGCGCGCACGTCATCGCGAGCCACCGCGTCCGCGAACGCGCCAGGCGCGATGCGCTCCTCGAAGAGGCCCGCGATCTCGGTCGGCGTATCGAACAGCGCGGCATAGCCCACCAGCGCCACCGGCGTGGTCGCGTCGGCGCGTACTTCAACGGGAGCCGTGAGTGTCCGTCGCTCAGTGTCCATCACATCACCTGCTGGCCCGGCGCATCGGCCGGCTCCGGAGTGTCCAGTGGCGTCGGGTCCGCCGCGTCGGGCGCGCCGGTCAACGGGATCATGTTGCCGTTCATTTGATACAGATCGCCGCCCAGGTCCGCCGGGATCGGGTTCTCGTGCAGCTTGCGCCGCACGTCGTTGGCCGACCACCAGCCATTCTGGCGACCGATCGCCAACGACTCGGCGCGGCTTTGCGCGTCCGCCTGAATCAGCGCCTCACGGTCGAAGATGGCCTGGTAGCGCGGATACTGTCGCGTCGTGAGCACATCCCGACGGAGGCATTGCTCCCACAAGACCAGAAGCGGGTCGAGCCCGCTGTTCACATAATCGCGATCTTGCGCCTCGATATTCGAGAACGTCGCGCGGTCGAGGTCACCGATCTTGTGCGGCGGCACGCGGAACGTGCCGGCAATCATCGACCGAATCACTTTGCGCGTCTCGTTGAACTGCGCTTCGTTATTCGGGCTCGTCAGGGGCTTGAATTCGAGGTCGCCTTCCAGCACGCCCACCTTGTGCGCATTTTCGACGCCGCTGTGGAGTTTCGTGAACATCTCGCTGATGTTCTGACGCTGGTCCGGCTTCAGCCCCGTCTTCGCCATGAGCAAGCCCGACAACCGCGCGCCGTTGGCGAAGAACTTGCCCGCGTAGCGATCCAGCGCCAGCGCCAGACCGATCAGGTCGCGGCACTGGTGGATGGGTGACGGGTGCCGCAATTCCAGCAGCGGTGGCGTATCCGGATCAAAGATCCACGTCTGCACCCCAGCCGTCAGGCGATAGGTGTAGCGCTTGCGATTCAGCGCATCCCGATCGACCGCCATCCGTGTCGGGTCCAGCGGCCAGAGCGCCTGGACCGTCCCGTTGGGCTTTCGCACGATCTCGGCATACGCCACTTCGTGCGCCAGCAGGTCGCGCGTCAGACGCGCGCGGAACTGCATCGCAGTCATTTCCGGGTTGGGCAGATCGTGGAGGATCTCCCAGAGATAGTGATCGACCGCATCCGCCAAGTCGCCATCGGGTCGCTTGGCGCGCAGCTTCAACGGACACCGTCCGACATCTTCGGCCAGCACATTGATGCAGGCGTAGATGTCCGGCACGCTCAGCGCGGTGGTCGGCGTGACCTCCACGCCGGCCGCCACGGCGCTGCCCATGCCGTCGCGCAGCCAGAAATCCACTTCCGCCAACGTGCCGCGCCGCTCTGGCTTCGGCGCGCGTCCCCGCAGACGATCCCACCACGTCATGCGGGCACCGCCTCGCGCGTGCGCAGTTGATCCAGCATGTGCAGTTCGACGCGCGCGCGTTCGTAATGCGCCTCGCCGACCGGATCGGCCCCGATATGCCGGCACTTCACGCTCGGGTCGACCCAGATCGGGACACCCAGCGCCGCGGCCTTCTCACAGAACGGCACGTCTTCCGTGACCGCCCAGGCACCATGCATATTCTGGCGATACTCGAACCACGGCTGCGGCATGGCCTCGAAGATCACCGTCGGCACCAGCGTGCAGCCCATGCCCACCAGTGCCTCACGTACCAGGCCCGTCTGCTCATGCACGGCCGTGTCGTAGTGGTAGTCCACGCTGGTGGTGGCCGTGTTCGCCGTGGGCTGATTCAACGCGACCGGCCAGTGCGGCCAGTTCTTCAGGTGATACAGGCCAGACACGATGCCCTGGTCGTGATGCGCCAGCATCCGGTCGAGCACATCGCTCGGCCAGGTCATGTCGGCGTCCAAAAACAAAATATGCGAGGCGTGCAGTCCGCGCGCCATCGTGGCCACGCGGTTCCGCAGGTCCGAGACGAGGAGCGCTTTGCTCTCCCACGTCACCGAGACATCCACGAAGCCATGCCGCGCCGCCGCCTCGGTGACCCGCGCACCCCAGCCCAGTGACAACAGACTCGCCGCCGTCTGCCGATAGACCGTCCGCTCGTTGCTGCAGACCGCCACCACACACCGCCGGTCTCCCGCAGGCGTGACCAACAGCGCCGGATCGATCGGCACCGGCTTGCGTACCTGCCAGCACCGTCTCGAGACCGGCTGTGCGGACACGCCGTGCTGCCAGCTCCACGGGTACAGCGCCTGCTGCACGGTGGCCCAGTCATGGTCATGGCCGGCCAAGAGGCCGCCAGGCTTAACTTTGGGATACCAAGCGTTGAGGTCCGCCAGCACCGACGCCGAGTCGTGCGCCGCGTCGATGAAGACGAAGTCGAGCGAGCCGTCCGGGTAGTGCCGTGCCGCCTCGGTGGACCGTTCGGCGTGAACGTCACGGATCAGGTGCCGAATGGGCGCGACGTGCCGGTCAAACCGCGCGCGCTGATCATCCAGCGAGTCGAGTCCGTCGTTCGGCGACCCTTGGAACCAATCGACCACATCCAAGCGGATGGCTTTCCCGCTATTGGCAATTTCCACGCCGAGGGCCGCCGTGCTCTGGCCTTGCCAGACGCCCACCTCGACGATCCGGGCTCCGTCTGGCAGCGCACGGACCACATCGCGGTAGAGGTCCGCGAAATCACACCAGCCGGGAATGTCTGCAAAGAAATGCTGCACGGGTCCATCGCCAGCATGGACCGACAGCGCGACAAACGCCGAGTTTTAATTACAAAACCTAGCGCTCGCGCTCGTCGGTGAGCACGCGCGCCAATCCGCGCCTCACCAGCTCGGTCAGCGAGACCCGCTCTTCCCGGGCGCGCTGGTAGGCCGCGTCGTACATGCGCGCGGGTAACCGGACGCAGACGGGCGACGACGACTGGCCTGGTGCCACCGATGGCCGGCCGGGTTTGCGGGTGTCGGTCCTCATGCTATCCACGCCTCCACAGAACCTGCCGCCATCACCGAGTGCGCGCCGGCCGCGATCGCATCCGTGCGCGCTTCCCAGCTCAGAATCGATGCCATGGCCGCATCCATCTTCAACGGAGAGTCGGGTCGCTCTTTCCGAATCAAACACAGCGGACGTCCCTGCTCGTCGCGATAGCCCTTCAGGTCTTCCCGGCGCGCGTTGGCGATGTGGCGCGTGACGTCCTTGTGCCCTTCATGCGAGAGCGTCCCGGTGGCGATGGCCGTGGTAAAGCCCTCGATCGCGCGCGCCATCTGCAATCGCCGCGTGGTCAACCATTCGATGACGCGCTCGTCACCAAAGGCGCCGCGCCACGTCGCCAGCCAGGACTGCCAATAGGCCGGATCGGCGTACATGCGCCACACGTCATAGACCTCGAACGCGTCTCGCACCGCACGATCGACGTCGTGCGCAGGCACCTGCCAGGTCTGGTCGGTCGGCAGTAACTTGGGCCGCTCCCACAGACCCAACAGCCACTGAAAACCCGTTTCAACGTGCGTGGCCACCAACGCGGTGGAGTCGAAGAACATGGCACCGTCGAAGCCCAGCACGATCAGATCGCCTGGCTGCACCGGTGACGGCCGCGTCAGCTCCTGCCAGCGCACCACATCGAACGCCTGGGTCGCGCCCTTCACCAACCGATTGCACCAGACGCGCTCGAGGTAGGCCTTGTCGGTCGTCGGGTCTGCCCACAGCCCCGCAATGGCGTCGATATCCCGCCACGCCGCCGCGGGGCCTGATGCCTCGATAATGGCGGCCCGCACGCCGTCCGGTGTGGTCAGGTCGTGGCTATCGCTGGCTTGCCGGTGGAAGAAGAACAACGCGCTGTCGGTGATATGGCCATCGTCGACAGCCTTGGCGTAGTCCATCGTGGCCTCGGCCACCGACCCGGTACCGGGTTCCGGAGCCGTGGTGGTTTCCAGCATCCACGGATCGGCCAGCTTGCGCTTCGCCAGGTTGTTCTGCATCGTCTGGTGGGCCTGCTTCAGTCGCGGCAGGGTCCACCAATGCGTGTTATGCGTCAACCGTAAGCCACGACCGGCAAGGAACAGATGATCGTCCGAATCTACCGCGATGCACCGCACCGGCACCGATTCGCAACGCTCAATACTCACCACAAGCGGCCAGCGTTCACACGCCAGCGAACGGCCAGGACACCGCGCCGCTTTGCGTGGCAATCTGAACGGCGAATACTTGGGCGTGAAATGCACCTTGTAGGTGTAGCCCGTCCGCGACCGCTCGTCCTTGCGCTGACAGATGCGCGCCGGCGTCCCGAGGGACCGCACGAGGTCACACACACGCTCGGCCAGAGCGTGACGCCCCTGCACAAAGGTACAGGTGCCCGTGCTATTGGTGTAACCGTCTGCGTCCATCAGCCCTTGTAGCAGCGCCAATCGCTGCGACCGATCCGCAAGCATGTAGACAGCAGGGATGTGCTTGTTGGTCAGCAGGTGCAAGTGTCGCAACTGGCCGACGAGTGACCGCGCCGATGACTGTCCGCCCTGCGCGACCGCCCAGCCGCTGTGACGCGCATCTGGCACGGTGACATACAGCATCGGCGTGCGCCCTTCTCCAGTCACGCACTGAGTGACCACATAGCCACACGCTTCTATCTGTCGACGCGTGTCGACAAGGTCGGCCTCGCCTACCGCAATCGTCGCGTTGCGGGCGTCACCGTCGCCCAACCAGAGCCCCAGCACATACGGGTCAATCGGCAGATCCTGCGTCACACCGTCATAGCCGGACGCTCTCGGTAGCCTCCATCGCTTTCCGTGAGGCGTATCAGTGCCCGCCTCGAACATCTCCAGCGTCGTCACAACGCGCTCGACACCTGGATTGCTGGAGGACATCGCTTTCCAGCGGTGTCGTTCGTCAGTGACGATCGTGTCGCCATCTGACAGGGTGACTCGGAAACAGGGGCGTCCCTCGTGGACGTCCGACCCGCCAAGGACACGCACGGGATGGCCATCCCTGCCATAGACGTAGTCGCCGTCGACGATGCTTCCCATCGTCTTCCAGCCTTCTGTCGTCATCACCGGCGTATCGATGGCCAGCGGCTCATCCATAACGCAGAAGGTCGTGCGCGCACCATCGCGTGCGTTGGGACTCGAGCTCAGGGACACGGCTTTACCGTCGCCGTTGATGCGCTGAATCCGCTCCAGCCCGACGTCAAAGTCCTTCGCGCACGGGCCTTCTTCGATGATGACGCGCATCGCCCCGTAGGCGAGCTCATCGCTTTGCTCTTCGGTGTACGCCACCAGCGGGATATATGGGTCCGTCACCGGCCCGCCGATCGGCTCGCCGTCCTCGGTCCAGCCCAGACACCGCACGGGCGCCTCGGGGTGCAGCTCGCAGATCGCAATCCACGCGGCCAGCTCCGTCTTCGCGAGCCCCTTGGGCAACGACAGGCCCGCCCGCTTGAACCGGCGCCGACCGGCCAGCGGATGCCCCTGCGGGTAGATCTCGTACATGCGGTAGACCAGCGCGCGCTTCTCGTCGTCGAGCACGGCTGGCTGGCCACGCAGGTCGCCAGGGCCGAACACCAGCCGCTCCTCGATGAACGCGCACACCGCCGGCCCCAGCGTCGGGTACAGCACCGTGTCGACGGGAACCGTGAGGATCACTTGACCGCCATGAGGATGGCGCGCGGATCAGCCGTGGGTCTGACCGACGCGCGCGTGGACACGCGGGCCTGAGGCTGACCGGCCGGCGCGGACGCCGACGCTTGCAGGTTGAGCTGCCGCACCAGCCCGCCAAACTTGGTCATCGCGGCCAGCACGACCAGCGGCGCCGACTCCGCGCCATACGCCAGGCCGAGCGCCTTCTCCGCAAGCCCGACCAGTTGCAGGTCGGTCTCGCTCAACGTGTAGGCGTGCCGCACGGCGTCCGCCCAGCCCGTCCAGTCGCTGGACGTCGGCGGGGGCGGCGGCGCCTGTCCCTCGCGCAGGGGCGCGGGTGGTTTCGCCCGCAGCTTGCCGCGCTGCATCCACCGGGTGATGGTGGAGCGGTCGACACCCAGCTCGCGCGCGGCAGCACTCAGGTCCGGCGCCCGGTCCACCACCGCCTGCACGTCACCCATGGCCCTGAGCTTATGGCTGCGCTTCATGCCTGATGCACCAACCTATGCAGAGTTGAAAATCCGACCGGCACGGTCCCCGTAAGCCTCGCCTTGTGAGAGATTTACCCCCGCCACCCCCCTGTGCAGTCACTCGCCGCGCGTCTTGACGCTGTGACACGCATGACAGAGCGGTTGGAGGTTCTCGCGATCCCAGAACCGCGCCGGGTCACCGCGATGCGGCACGATGTGGTCCACGTCGGTCGCGATAGTCACCTGGTCGCTGTCCAGACACCGCACGCAGAGCGGGTGCGTCTGCAGGACGGCTCGGCGCAGCCGCTGCCACTGCGCGCTCTTGTAGAGCACGCGACCACTCTCCACGCGATGCCGCTGACACAGGCCGCGCCTGACCAAGATCGGACAGCCAGCGCGCGCGCAGGGCTGGAGCCCAGCCACGTTACTTGTTCTCGATCAGCACCTGGATGCTGTACGCCTTCTGCTGCGCGGGTGTCTCGTCGCTCACGCCCACGCACTCCACTTCGTAGAGGTCGCCCACGGTCGCGGTGGTGGCCAGGAAGCGGGCCTGCACCTTGCGCTGGTTACTGCCACTGACATATCCCGCGTTGTCCTTGGTCAACGCCGCGCCCACGGTGGCCTGTCGGATGGCCGTAATGGTGAGCGTGTAGCTGGTGAGGGCGACACCGACGGGTAGGTTCAGCGTGTCGAAATCGAACTGGATGACGCGCTGGTCGCTCGGGTCGAGCCGCACCAACGCGCCTGGCTGTATCGTCACGGTGCTCATAGGGTCACGCCTCGGTCGTCAGCCGGCGCCTGCATCACATAGGTGTCGGATGGCACCCGGACACGGCTGTCCTCGCTGGGGAGTTGCACGAGGATCTGGTCGCTGGGCAGTTGCACGACCCACTGGTCGGCGGGCAGTTGAATCACCAGATCCGGCGTCCCCACCTGCTCGACCGGCGCGCCACCCCAGCCGAGCAGGACCACGGCAGCGATGGACGCGCCGAAGCCGAGGGTCGGAATGCGGTTCTGGGTCGCCATGGTCTTACGCGCTCCTCGTGCTCGAGGTCGGCGCCGAGGCGTCGTCGAGGGTCAGCGTAAACGCGGTCGTGCTGCCATCGAGTCGCTTCACGGTGATGGTGCTGTCGGTGATGCTGAATTCCGTGAGCCGCTGGAGCACGGCATACAGCGCCTGGGCCGCGGTGGGTGCGGACCCGTCCACCGAATAGCTCTCCGTCATCTGCGTGGTCAGGACCGCGCCGACCTGTGCGCCGGTGGCCGCACCGTAGGCCGACAGCGCCGCAGCCGCCGCCGCCTGCGCACCGGCCGAGGACAGGTTGTTGAGCGCCGCGATCGCCGCCAGCACCGCGTCGTCCGCGCCGGCGAGGGCCGTGGTCAGTTCCGCGGTGGTCGGCAGCGCGTCGAGCTGCGTGTCGAGATTCGCCGAGGCGAGGCCGACCGCCGACCTGGTGCCAGCGGCATCGAGCGGCGCGGTGTAGCTGGCTGACGCCAGGCGCGTCGAGACGGCCGCGTCCAGGCGTCCCAGTTCCGTCGTTAGGTTGGTCCGCACGGCGCTGGCGTTCTCAGATGCCGTCGGCAGTGCGTCCAGCTGCGTGTCGAGGTTGGCCGTCGCCAGGCCGACCGCAGACCGCACCCCGGACGCGTCGAGCGCCGTGCCCGTGCCGCGACTGCTGACCGCGACGTCGAGACGCCCGAGTTCTGTCGTGAGTTCAGACCGTACCGCCGTAGCTGTCTCAGCGGCCGTCGGGAGCGCGTCGATCTGGGTGTCTAGGTTGGCCGACGCGAGACCGACCGCGGTGCGAATACCGGCTGCGTCCAGCGGCGACGTGTAGCTGGCCGAGGCCAGGCGCGACGAGATCGAGGCGTCAATGCGCCCGAGCTCCGTCGTAAGTTCTGTCCGCACCTGGCTGGCCACCGTCGCCGCGCTCGGGATGTCGCCTGTTGCCGCAGGTGAGGCCGGGAGGTTGTCCGTCTTGGCCTTGATCGCGGCGACCTCGGTGTCGATGTAGCCAGACACCGTCGACAGCGCCGACGCCGTGGCCAGCGTGCCGATCTGCGTGTCGAGGTTGGCCGAGGCGAGGCCGACCGCGGTACGGACACCGGCCGCGTCGAGCTGCGAGGCCGTCGTCGCGGCGTCGTAGGCCGCCGTGAGGCTGTAGCCGGTCTTGTCGCTGACGGTGCCCGCCGTGACGGCTGCCGTGACAGACCCGACAGCGCCGCTCACTGAGGCCACCACCTGCGTCGTGCTGATGGTCGTGCCGGTCAGGCCGAGCGTCGTCGTCGGACTGCCGACATTGGCCCAGTCGATCCCGGCCTCGCCGCCAGCGCTCACGTCCAGCGTGCGGCCCGCGACGGTCGGCTGGAGCGGCACCTGCCCAGACGCATACCCGCCGACGGTGACCTGCCCAGAGGTATCCACGGCGAGCGACCGTCCAGAGGTCGCCGGATAGGCCAGGTCGTCGGTCACCCGCGCCCGCACAACCATGGCGACGTCAGTCGGATCGGCGCCGGTGCCCGTGATATGCAGCGCGAGGTCGCCGACCGTGTCCGTGTGGCTCGACGTCAGCGCCAGCTTGTACCAGCCGGTCGCCAGCTCGGTGACCGTCGGCGTGATTGATGCGAACGCCGCGCCGTCTTTGCTCGCGGTGATCGTCAGCGTGAGGCCGGTCTTGCCGGTGACGTGGTCGGTGCTGTCGACCATCAGCACGGTCAGGTTGTAGGCCGTGCTCTGCTTGAGGATGCGCATCAGCCGTTCACCACACGCGAGCGCGAGACGCCCGTACTGGAACCGCTCGCGCCTTCGTTGACCACACCGGCGTCAGCCATGTACTGCCGTCCGCTCGTGCTCAGAATCTTCGGGTCGTAGTAGACCGTCGTCGAGGCTTTCGCCACGCACACACGCGCCCGCACGAGGCCCGCTTTCTGTGGCGTGAACGTCACCGACAACTGCTGCTTCACTGGCGAGGACAGACCCGTCGTCGTCCAGGTCGACGTGCTGTCAGTGGTCTGGGTGGCAGGCGTGCCAAAGATGAAGTCGCTCACACGGTCGCTGGCGACGACGCCGAGCGGATAGCCGGACGTGCCGAGATACTCGACTTCGAGCCATGCCTCGGCGTCTGTGAGTGTCACGCCGTCCGTGAGCACGGGGATCGTGATCGTCGTCGAGACCGCCGCGCACCAGAGCGTGGCGGGCTGCGTTTCGTACGGTTTCCACGTCGACACGTTCGCCGTGGTCACGATCTTGCGACTGACCGTCGTGGTGCCGTCCGACGTGCCGCCCGTGCGCACCACCGTCGTTTCGTGCTGCTCGGTCGCCTCGTAATTCTGACGATAGAATCGATAGTTCGTGTCGGCACTGTCGCAGTTGATCAACTCGACAATCGAACCGCCCTGACCAGGATGCGTTCCCGACATGACCGCGACTGACGACCCCAGCTTGCAATCGATGAAGCGATAGTGATTGCCTCTCGCATCACTGCCATCGACGAGACTGGACCCGGACCCCACCGTGGACAGATCCACCGCCATGATCGTCGCGGCAGCGCCGGGTCTGTTGGCGATGGCTCCGAAGAGCGCCGTCGGAGCTGTACCAGCGACGGCTGATGGCGTATTCA